TGGACATGACGCTGCGCGAAACCGACTCGTCGGTCTATTCGTGGAATGTCACGGATGAAATCTACACGGCAGGCGCGCTCAACACGACGCTGCCGGACCCGTTTTCAATCTCGGCTCCGACGAATCTCTCTCTGACTGCGGACGGCACGACGCAGTTCATCCAGTTAGACGGCTCAGTCATGCCGCGCATCAGGGTCGCGTGGACTCCGCCAGCCGTCGGCTTCATTGAGTCTGGCGGCGCCGTCGTCATCGAATACAAGCCGAGCACGAGCACGACCTATTTGACATGGAGCCGCCTCGAAGGGGCGCAGACCGAGGACTTCATCAGCTCGGACGTGAAGATCGGCACGAACTACAACGTGCGAATTTACGGCGAAAGCTATTTCCGCATTTCTACGAGCTACCTCAGCGGAACGATCACCGTCGCCAAAGACACCACCGCCCCAAGCATCCCCACCGGCCTCACCGCTGTAGTCGGCACGGGCCGCGCGGTCTCCCTCGACTGGAACGACAACACCGAGCCCGACTTTTCGGAATATGGCATTTATCGCAACACCACGGCGGTCACGCCAGCGAACGCCAACACGAACAAGATCGCCGAGGTCCGCGCGTCGCGCTTCGTGGACACCGACGTGGACATCGGTACGACGTATTACTACTGGCTGAACGCTTACGACACCGTGGAGAACGTGTCAGGGTTTACCAACTACGTCCAAGCGACGCCATCGGTCATCACCGCTGGGCCTATCGACCCGACCGCACCGAACACACCCGCTGCGCCTACGCTCATCAGCGCGACGTTTTATCTGTCGAGCGACGGGGGATCATTTGCCAGCATCTCTCTCACTGCGCCTCCGCTGCCGTCTGGCGCGGTCTCTCTCGACGTGCTCTATCGGCGCACAGGCGCAAGCGATTTTATCATAGCAAATCAAATTACGTCATCGGTTTCCTACGCGGTGTCGATTGACGACCTCTCTGCGGGCGTTGGCTACCAATTCGCGACGCGCGGGATTTCGTTCTCAGGTAGGCTCTCAACGGTATCGTCGGTGCTTGGTCTGACTGCGCCGAGCAATACAACGTCACCGGCTACACCTACCGGCGGAACATTCAGCGGCGACGGCGTAAAGCCAAAATACTTTCCCGCAACCACCGTATTCCTAATTGGCACTCGAATCGGATGGGCATCAAACACTGAATCCGATTTCGCTTACTACGAAATCAAAGCGACGACAACGAACAGCGACGCGGCAACGGATTACTCATGGACTCCTAATGATGGTGCAAATTCCTTTGTCACAACACGGGACACAGAGACATTTCTTTACAGCCTAAGCGCGCCCGCTGGATACATACGCATTAGGGCCGTGAACCGATCCGGAGTTGCGTCACCGTATGCCAGTCTTGGGAACGCAAACACGGCAGCGTCAATCGGGACTGGAACCATCTCCGCACAAAATACAACCGACGTAACCACCACCGGAATCAAAACCGGTTCAGGCTCATCCACGCGACAGATCAATGTCGTCTATGAAATCAACGACGTGTTCGCGATTACGGGCGGGGCTACGACTTACGACCTGAGCATCTCACTCACAAATCGCGGATTCAACACGAAGCCCGATGACGGTCTGGTCGCGGTCGAGGACGTGCTCTATCAGGGTTTCTATGACTCGCAGGCCGCAGGCTCAACATCGACAACTGCGGTCATAAAAATCTACCGCAACGACGGCGGGACGCTTGCCTCGGGCAACCTTCGACTCTCGGCACGCTTCACCGAATACAACTAACATGGCCTTTCAAAAAACATTCACGCTCCGCTCTGGCGCACAGGGTAACTACACGCGGCTCATCACCTATCGCGTGGACCGGATGACGCGCGAGGCCGTTGGGCTGTTCTCACTCTTCGTCGACTCGGCGGCGGCGCACGGCGGCAAAGACCCGTTGACGCCGTGGATCGCAAAGCTGCGCGTCACGGGCGACGCCTTCGACCGATACTTCTCAAGCGCGGCGCTCGATGCGGACACGATGGCGAATTTCTACCGCGCAGCGAAGGCCGAGCCGATGGTGTCAGATTTCGGCGGCGCTTTGTTCTCGGACGCGCTCGACGTATGAGCAAAGCGGATACAAAGTATGGGCCGCGCAATTACACCCTTGCCACCGCGCCCGCAATCCGCTCTCCTCGCATCACCATGCGGCGGTGAGGGCTGAGGCTAACCGCAAGCCCGCGAGCGGATTTACCGTTTCGCGGGCTTTCTTTTGCCCAGATTCCGCATCCGTCGCCAACATTTGATTCGTTTTAAGTAGCGCAACTGCAACGGCTTAGGGAAGCAGCAGGACAAAATACGCAATTGAGCTTTACGCGGGCGGGGTGTTCGGATTGAGTGTGCACGTCGGAGGGAATTAACCCCGAGACGAAAAACACAAAAAACAAAATGAAGACCCAAATGAAGAACGCCAAGAGCCTCGAAGCCCTTAAAGCCAACGCGCCAGAAGGAACCCGATTCATTCACACCGCGAGCGTGATGGATGACAGCTCAACCGGTGGCTTCTGTGGATTCTACGCCACGCCAGAGCAAGAGCGGGAATACAACGACGGAATGGCTCGGATGGCCGAGATGGGCTGAGTAAACCTCGCCCCGCAAACCACCCCGCTACCTCTTCGGAGGCGCGGGGTTTTCCGGTGCCAGACCGGAGGGAAATAACCCCGAGGCTCGCAACATAACAAAATGAAAACCGATACCGCCCTTCCCGTCCTCGTTTCTACTCGCGAGGTTTTGCACCGTAACGCGTTCCAAAGCGGACCAAGAATCGCAGAGGTCCAAACGATTCGGATGCCAGATGGCTCGCTTGTCGAGGTGTCGATCTGGAAAAACGAAGCTGGCAAGGTTTGCCAAGTCGGAGCGCCGGTCACCGTCGGAGGTGCCGCATGAGCACCACCGATGCTCTTACAAACGCTCTGGTCCTTGCGATCCTCGCGCCCGACCAAGCACGCGCCGACCGCGCAATCGCTCTCGCCGAGTCTATCGGCGCGGGATGCACGGCGAAGCAGATCGCCCAAGCGAAACGCAACGCCTCAAAGCTCACGAAATGAAATCCACGCTCCTACTCCTCGCGCTCTGCGCCACCGCGCAAGCCGCGCCACCCGCCTCGTTCTTTCGCGCCCTGCACGTCGTGGAGACAGGCGGGCGCACGGGCGCAATCATCGGCGACCAAGGCCGCGCGCTCGGGCCGCTTCAGATTCACAGAGCCTACCACGCAGACAGCCGCGTGGCGGGCGATTACAGCCGCGTGGCGGATCTCGATTACTCAAAGCGGGTAGTCAGCGCCTACCTCCAACGCTACGCTCCCGCAGCGTGGGCGGCGGGCGACGTGGTCACGCTGGCGAGGATTCACAATGGTGGGCCGCGCGGGGCAGCGAAGCCCGCGACGGTAGCCTACGGCGACAAGGTCGCGAGGCTCACCAAATAACTTTCGGAGCCACCCGATTGCCAAGGCCAACGAGCCCGACCGTGGGCGTGCGAAAATACGCGGTCACTAATCAGCAACACAACACACGACAACACGACAATGAACGACAACGACAACGAAACAGAACAGGAAATGCTCTGGGCCGCGCAAGACCTGCGGACCATGACAAGCGGCAAAGCCGAGATTACGATCTCGCGACGAGTGACAATCAAACCGAACGCGATCAAAGAAAGCTGGGATTACCAGATCACTTTCGGCGACATCCTCAACCGAGGGGCGTGGCGCTGGGAGTGCGCGCAGGCCGAGACGCTTGAAGCAGTGGTCGAAATGACCAAGGCGCAGATCAAAGCACAGGGCGACGAGAAGGCTCGCGAGCTCCTGCAATTGCAAGACGCAGCCGCGAAGCTCGGGCTGAAGCTCGTGGAGGCCGCGCCATGAGCCTCGAACTTATCCACGCAGAACTAATCCGCATCCGCGAAGCTCTCGAGGCTCGCCCATTCGCATCGGGCGCACCGGCTGCAAAGCCTGCCGCTCCTCGCTCCGACGAGGTGCCGCTGCCCACCGAAATCATCGTCGACGCTGGGAACGTGCAGGTGCATTTCGGCAAAAACAAGGGCGTGGCGCTCTCGTCGCTGGGCGACCGCTCAGTGGCATGGTATGCGCAGGAGCCGGAGCCGCGCATCGGGAATAATGGGAAACCGTTCCCGCCTCGCGCCGAGGACGTGCTGCTGCGCAACGCGGCGCGGACCCTCATTCACCAAAAGCGCGGGACCATTGCAGGTGCCGCAGTTCCTACCGCTCCCGTCGCAAACATCGACGAGGGTGACGTCTCCTTCTAAAAGCAAAAGCCCGTCGCGGGAACACAACCGCGACGGGCAGCAAAACAACACAACAACAGTCAGCGATTCGTAAAAAATGAACACAGCAGAAACACCCACAGTCACATCAACCGCCGTAGTCGAGACGCCCAAGACCGTCACGACCTCAGCCCCAAAGCCTCTCATCAACTACGGCGCGCAAGGAGTGAAGCTGGCATCGCTAGAGGACGCCTTCAGATTCGCCAACGCAATCGTCGCCAGCGGATTCGCTCCGCGCGGCATGGAGAAACCGGAGGCGGTTCTCGTTGCGATTCAGCTCGGGGCAGAGCTCGGGCTCACGCCGATGGCCGCGCTCCAAAACACGGCAGTCATCAACGGCAGACCGGCGATCTACGGGGACGCCGCGCTCGCCTTGGTCCGCGCGTCCGGTCTCCTCGAAAGCTTCAACGAGGAGGAGGTAGGCGAGGCCGGCAAAGATTCGTTTGGTATCAAGGTAACCGCTACACGGCGCGACGGCTCGAAGGGATGCGAGACGTTTACGGTGGCCGACGCCAAGGCCGCGAAGCTCTGGGGAAAGTCGGGACCGTGGACCGACTACCCGCGCAGGATGCTCAAGTTCCGCGCGCGCGGCTTTGTGCTTCGCGACGTATTCGGCGACGTGCTCAAAGGACTCCGAACCGCCGAGGAGGTCCGCGACTATCCCGAGGAGCGCAACATCACGCCGCTCTCCGAAAAGGTCTCGGGCGGGCTCACTATGTCGATCACGCAAGGGGGTGCGACATGAACACTGGAGAAATCAAAAACGCCGCCGTGGTGAACAACGCGACCGAGCAATTCCGCAGCCTGCTCGAAACGCACTTCATCGCCATCGCCCGCGCTGCCGAGGAGTCGTTTGTCGATGAAGAAAACCAAACCGAGCCCAAAGCGAAGGCATCGTTTGCGCTTGAGTGGGACGCGCTCTCACTCGCGCCGAAGGTGGTCGTGAAGATCGGATGGTCCGTGCGCTACAAGGACGAGACGGAGTCAATGGTGGACCCGTTGCAATCGAAGCTCGGGCTGGTGGAGGATGCGAAATGATCTCCGAATCAAACGAAGTCTATCACGCGCACAGCGCAATCTCGCACTCGAAGCTGGAGCTATTCCGCCGCCGACCTATCTCGTATTACCGCCGCTTCATCGCGAAGACCGTGGCGCGACCGGAGCCCACGGAAGCGTTTCGCCTCGGCTCGGCGGCGCATTGCGCGGTGCTTGAGCCCGCGACGTTCTGGGACCGCTACGCGCTGCGACCGGAGGGCATCGACCGGCGAACGAAGGACGGCAAGATCGCGTTTGCCGAGTTTGAGTCGGCGAACGCGGGCAAGACGATCATCACGCAGGACGAGGCGGGGTCGGTGCAGGAGATGACGGCAGCGGTTTTACTCCACCCGCTCGCGTCGCAGCTCCTCGCCGCAGGTAAGCCTGAAATTAGCTGGCGCGTCTCGCCGGCGAACTCGCTCGCGCTGCAATGCCGCACCGATTGGTTTAATCCTGCGGGCCGCGAGTTGACCGGCAAGCGCCCCTACGTCGCGGACCTCAAGACCGTCGAGTCGCTGGACGCCGACGCCTTCCGCAACTTCGAGCGCGCGTGCTTCAACTTCGGATACCACCGGCAAGCGGGATTCTATTTGCCGCTCATCACGGAAATCCTCGGGTCGCCGGTGTTCGATTTTTATTTCATCGTGGTAGAGAAGGCGGAACCCTACGGGGTCGCGGTTTATCGGCTGTCAGACGCAGCAACGGCACGCGGGCACGACGAAACAATCACGGACTTGATTCGGTTGCAGTCGTGCATTAAGAGCGAGCAATGGCCGAACCTCCCGAACGACCTCCGCGAAATCGGCCTGCCAAAGTGGTATGGGGGGACCGAATGAACTACGTCACCGAAACGGTTTTCTTCGCGCTCTTCGTGATTCTGCTCATCGTGACTTACCCGTTTATCTTCAACCGAAAGGACGACGACGATGATCTCTGACGCATTAATCCTCGTTGCGATCTTCGCGAGCGGCGGGCTCATCGGCTACATCATCGGAGCGGCGCGAGGCCGCAAGCGCGGGCGCGACGAGCAATGGGTCGAGTGCTTTCTCGCCGGCGAAAAGCGCGAGAAGCTGCGACGGGAGAAAGACGGACGATTCAAAAGCAAAACTAAATCATGAACAAACGAAAATCAGACGAGGCGAAGCGTATCCAGTGCGACGCTATGCTCGCGCAGTTTATGCCCGTTAAAACGATCGCGCAGGCCCTTAGAATGAGCCGTGGGACCGTGAGCGAACGAGCGAAGCGCGCGGGGATGACGAGGCACTACATCACGGAGGCCGAGGCACGGCTGCTGTTTAAGCATCGGATTGGGGGCGGTGCGAAATGAGCACGCTCGGATTTACAATCACCGGCGAGCCGAAGGGACAGCCGAGGCCGCGAGCGTTCGCGCGCAAGATGGGCGCGATTCACGTCGCGAGGTTCTACGACAGCGACGCGGCGGACGAGTGGAAGCGCGCGGTCCAGATCGTGGTCCTCGATGCATCCATCGTGCACAAGTGGCCGCTGACGCTCGGGCCGGTCGCGATCTCACTGTGCTTTTCTCTGCCAAGGCCCAAGTCGCATTTCGGCGCGAAGGGACTGAAGGCGAGCGCGCCCTTGCATCACTCGGGAAAGCCCGACGCGGACAACCTCGCCAAGCTCGTGATGGACCAGATCACGAAGAGCGGGCGCATCTGGCGCGATGACTCGCAGGTGGTCAGCCTGCGCGTCGAGAAGCTCTGGGCGTCAGGGAATGAGTCGGGATGCTCGGTGCTGATTCTGCTGGCGGGGATTTGAGTTTACATCCGAGCCGAAAGCTGAGAGAACTTAAACAAGGCTGTGAAAGGCCGAATTAGACATGACTGTTCAACCAATAATTTCCCGACTAGTTTTCGCGAGGCGTGTCATGCG